CACTCTCTGGGTCAGATGTCGAACTACGTTATCCTCGCTTTGATTATGGCTTCTCACGCCGCGTATCCGAGAGATCAATTACTGAAGTGGGATTAGGAGGAACTCTCCCTATCTACTCTGGCTCCATTGATAAAGTATCAGGCCAGCAGGATTATGATTTGCAGGCCCTTCTTTCGGCATCCTCTGCCACCAATACCGACGCCTCCTTTTTTGGCCAGATCGGCGATAAACGGGTGCAGATTCGTAAAGTATTCTTTAAAACCCCACGAGCGATGTGGCGCTTCTATGGATATTATGGTGGATTTTCCGTCGTGGGCAATATGCGCACCTACGGCCAGTATGCAGACGACTCAACGTTTGAAATAGTCCCAGTCTGGCAAAACAAGCTTCAAGCCATGGCCTACGAGGATGCTCTCTGGACGCGTATTTCTCATTATTCATATGAAATTAAGAATAATATGTTGCGTATCTATCCTCGACCTCAGGGAACATCCCCAGAGAAATATTGGGTAGAATTTACAATTGAAAACCAATATGCACCCTGGGAAGAGGGTACAGGGCAGCCCAAGTCTGGTATTGAGGGTATTAATAATATGAATACTCTACCATTTGCTAACATTCCTTATGCAAAGATTAACTCGATTGGTAAGCAGTGGATCCGGCGGTTTGCTTTGGCACTCACCAAAGAGATTTTGGGACAAGTGCGCGGCAAGTTTGCAACAGTGCCAATCCCGGGCGAGAGTGTAACTCTAAATGCTGCCGAACTCCTGGGTCAGGCAAAGGCCGAGCAAGATATGCTCCGCGATGAACTTAAGACGATTCTAGATGAGTTAACTTATACTGAAATGGCTGCCAAGGATGCCACTTTGCAAGATTCTACCAAGAAAGTGATGGAAAACATCCCCACCGGCATCTACGTTGGATAGGGGATAGACAATGGCACGCAAGGATAGGCGAACACAATTACAAATCCAGAACACCAAGGGGCACGAATACGATTATATTGGCGATAAAGGCGTTGAGGACAAACTTCATGAAGTTCAGTTTGCTCCTTCGTCCCTAGAAACCATTGATGGCGCCATGATGAACTTTATTAACGAGGAATTGAACTTATCCATCACAACGAATGATGGTTTTGAAAAGGTTCCTGTGTTGTGGGTTACTTCGGAGCGAGCATATCAGACTAAACATAACAAAGAACTTCGGGACACCGAGCAGACCTTAATTTTGCCTCTAATTGCTGTAAATCGCGCTGATGTTACAAAGGATCCCAACTTTAAGGGCACCATATTTGCGAACTTATACCCCCAACCCGGTGCACAGGGCGGAACTATTCAAATAGCTCGCCGAATCAATCCTAAAAAAACAGCAGAATTTCAAAATGCGTACTCCAAGCGCAAGTATGGCGCCAATAAAGATGTAGATTCGAAAAACCTTAATACAAACAAGCGCAACATGTCGACCCAGCGGGTGGTGTACGAGACAATGACCATTCCCATCCCTACATGGGTAAAGGTAAACTATGAGGTTATCTTACGGACCGAGTACCAGCAGCACTTGAATGAGCTGGTGCGGCCCTTTATCACCGTCCCCGGCAATTCGCGCACTCCGCGCCGCATCACTCAGGATGGTCACTACTATGAGGTGTTTATCGACGGCGGCTTTACGAACGAGTCCAATCAGGCCGCCCTCGGAATGGAGCAGCGGAACTATGAGACCACTATCTCTATTGAGGTGCTGGGGTATCTGGTCGGAGAGGGCGAGAACCAAGAATCACCCACCATTGCTATCCGCGAAAACGCCGTGGAAGTTAAACTGGGGCGAGAGAAAACCATCTTTGGGGAAATACCCGAGAATATTAAGGATGGATTTTATAGAGAATAGTACGATTGAGAGTGAATAATACTATTTACTTAGAAGATTCTGTAATCTAGGGAGAACCAAACGAATGTCAGTGAAAAATTTCAGATTTGTATCGCCGGGAGTGTTCGTCAACGAGATTGACAACTCCCACCTTCCAGCATCACCTGTTGGAATCGGACCAGTTGTGATTGGCCGAGCAGAAAAGGGCCCTGCATTGCGCCCTGTTACCGTTAATTCGTTTTCCGAGTTCGTTCAAAAGTTTGGTACTCCGAGCCCGGGCGAACCCGGTGATGACGTATGGCGCGCGGGCAACAATAAATCTGCCCCCACCTATGGTATGTATGCTGCGCAGGCTTACTTGCGTAACAGCTCTCCTTTAACCTATATTCGTCTTCTTGGCACAGAAACAACCGCTGGTACCCTGAGTGCAGGCGGCCAAGCCGGTTGGAAGACTGACGACGCTTGGGGTATTTTTATTGCCGAGTCGGGATCGTCCGGCCAAGAGGTCACAGGCGCCCTCGCGGGTATCATCTATACCAACGGCGCCGCTCGCCCGGTTATCTCGGGATCATTAATGACAAATGGTGCAGCGACCGCCGCAACAGCTTCGTTTGCTGTGTTGTCGGCCAGTACTGGCGATGCCGCAGGCTCAATCCTCACGCTAACGGACTATGACGAGAGCAATACGTATACCTTTACTGCCTTTACTGGTTCCTTCGATTTAACTGGTGCGGGAGCATATGCGGTAGCCTCGAGTTCGGCCGGCATGGCCGCTAACCTGATTGCTGTTATTAACGCATCTGCTTCGGCTGATTTTGTGGCATCGTCTTTGGGCGATAATATTATTCAGATCCAAGCCGCCACTGGCGGCGCGTCGCCTGATATCGCCGTGAGTGGTAACTCGGGCGCCGGGTCCGCAACCGTTGCTGAAGATATTTTTAGCCCCTTTACGGTGGTTGATCTCCTCGGCTCGGGTTCTGCCACAATTAGTGGCCGCTTCGGCGGCGGCGCCGCAGCCAACGGAATTGCTGTTTCTTCATTGAATGTTACCGGCACCAACTATGTTGTAGCCGACGATGGAACCCGTAACCAGTTCAGGCTTATAATCCAGAACTATAAGGGTACGGATTCTCTCACAACTACCTTTAACCTTGATGAGAATAGCCCTCGGTATCTGCGGAAGGTCCTGAATACTAACCCCCAACAGTCAAATAGTGGGATTGTGGAAGATGAATTAAATTACTTCCTCGGGGAGACCTTCGATCGCCACGTTAGTTCCAATATTAACGCCACTAGCGACCAGACCCGAACGATGGCAACCATTTTGAAACTCTACAAGAGTACTTCGACTGTTGCTTCGGCCAGCGTTTACCAGGACGGCGTCCAAAATGCCCAAACTCCTTGGGTTACGAGCGGTGAGCTGGGATCTGGCATTTCTAATCTCTTTAAGTTCCACGCCCTGGACCAACAGGGAGACTGGACCAACAAAAACCTGAAAGTTTCCATTTCTAATATCAAGGTTTCGACTAATGATGCCACTGATTACGGTACATTCTCTGTCGTGGTTCGACACCTCAGTGATTCTGATAATGTGGTTCGTGTTGTGGAGCAGTTCGACAATTGCGATCTTAACCCTAATTCGTTAAACTACATTTCTCGTAAGATTGGTGATCGGTTCCGCAATTGGGACGAAGACGAGCGCCGCTACATTCAGAAGGGCGATTGGCCCAACAATTCTGACTTTGTGCGCGTGCAGGTTTCTTCCGACATTGACGCTGGTATTGCAAACGCAAGTTTCCTTCCTTTCGGTTGGCGAGGAATCGTCAAATATACCGATGAGACAAATCTCCAAGGCGCCGTAGCAGGCAATTGGGTGACAGGATCGTTGCCTGATGTTTCTAGCACACAAATTGCTCGTGGTCCGGGCGACATTCTGGTTATGAGTGCCTCCAACGGTATCCCGATTAATGCGGTCAACGGCACATTGCTTTACCCGGCACCCGAATTTCGCGTGAACGCGTCGGATGGCAACCTGAGCAACGTTACAGACGCCTACTTCGGACTTCAGACCACCAAGACAGCCGGCGGAAGCGTCTTCGCCCCGTCGACCATTGATACCCTCCGCCCGCGCGGCGGCGCCGTTGGCAATATGTTCTCTCTCTTTCAGGGAAGCAGTACATCTTCCGGCCTTGAGGCCTCGATGGCCTTCAGTTTGGACGATCTGTCGGGTTCCGCTGCGGCCACTACTTCGTGGCAGAGCGGCTCCTTCGCTGATGGGACATCTTGGACAGCCGCAAACGGATATCTTACTGGTGTTCTTGACCAAGGCTTCGACCGCTTTACGGTCCCCCTTTATGGCGGATTTGATGGGGTCGATGTCGCAGAGATGGATGCGTTTGCTAACCGAAACATTCCAACCTCATCGCCGTCGGACCAGAACAGTTATGTATTCAACTCGATTCGTCGAACGATTGACGCTATTTCCGATCCTGAGGTGGTTGAGATGAATCTCGCAGCCGTCCCTGGACTCACGGTGACAGGTTTGACTACAAACCTTATCAATGTGTGTGAAGATCGAGGCGACGCGTTGGCCGTCATCGACCTCCCCGACGCCGGTTATGTCCCGCGTCAGGAAGGCACTGAGGCTATGCGCAAGAATACTGCCTCTAACTTGCGGCAGGTCATTTCAGGCCTCCGCTCACGCGGCCTTAATAGTTCGTACGGTTGTACTTTCTATCCTTGGGTCCGTGGACGAGACTCCATTAATGGGGCCTTCGTGTGGTTACCTCCCTCTATCGCAGCCCTGGGTACTTTCTCAAGTTCCCAGCGTAAGACGCAGGTTTGGTTTGCACCGGCCGGCTTCAATCGCGGTGGACTCACAGAGGGTTCGGCTGGCATTCCCGTCACCGATGTGGCTCACCAGTTGCGTCGCAAGGATCGGGATGACCTCTACTCGGCAAACATTAACCCCATTGCCAAGTTCCCCGCAGAAGGAATTGTAATCTTTGGTCAGAAGACCTTGCAGGTTACGCCTTCGGCACTGGATCGCATTAACGTGCGCCGCCTGATGATCTTCGTTAAGAAGCGCATCTCGCAGCTGGCAACCACGATTCTCTTTGATCCGAACGTTCCGACAACTTGGGCTCGATTCAAGTCCGTCGCCGTTCCCTTCCTTGAGGATGTCAGGACAAACTTTGGTCTTTCCGACTTTAGGTTGGTCCTCGACGGGACAACCACAACACCAGACCTGATCGACAGAAATATTCTGTACGCCCGGATCTACTTGAAGCCCACTCGCGCCATTGAATTTATCGCGATTGATTTCAACATTACAAGAACGGGAGCATCGTTCGAGGATTAATAATAAAAGTACGGGGGATACTTTATCCCCCTACTATTTAAATTAAACAGGAGCACTATACAAATGGCATTTTGGACATCAGCAGCATCAGAACCTAAAAGGCAACATAGATTTATTTTGAGGCTGCCACAGCTTCAAAGTACTGAAGGGGGTGCTTACGCTGAGTATCTTTGCAAGTCAGTAACTAAGCCTTCGTATAGTATCTCCGAGACTCCTCACCAGTTCCTGGGAAACACATACTATTATCCTGGAACCGTTACGTGGAATACGGTCTCTGCCACTATTGTTAACTCCATCGACCCTGATGGCAACGCGCTCTTGTATGAGGCTCTTGTCAACTCTGGCTATCTGAAGCCAAACCTTCAGGCGTCGAAAGTGACCGAGGCCGGCGCAATTAGTTCTGGTATTTCCACAGTCAACAAGCGAATGGCACTCGGTGCTCTGGGTTCCGTTAGCATTGAGGAACTGACTGGCGAAGGTCAGGTGGTCTCCATCTGGACACTTAAAAATCCCTTTATTACGGAAGCCAAATTTGGTGATCTTGACTATGCTGGTGATGAATTACTTAATTTAGAGGTGACTTTCCGGTATGATTGGGCTGAGTATGAGATTGGCGAAGGACTTGAACTCGTCCGCGCTATTTCGTAAAAGAAAAGAAAGCAGGTAATGAATGGCTAGAAGAAATAACTCCGGGAGAACTGGTTCTCCTGACGCGCCCTTCGACAGCAATCCCCCAATTCCCGCAGCACTGCAAGAAGAAACAGATAGTTTATTTTCCTTTGTAACGCCCACGGAATTTGTGGATTTGCCCAGTAGAGGCGAACCCTATGAAGAGGGTCACCCCCTCCACAACACAAGTACAGTTGAAATCCGACATATGACGGCCAAAGAGGAAGATATTCTATCTTCTGAGTCGCTGCTAAAGAAAGGACTCGCTTTGGATAGACTCTTGCAGTCTGTTTTGGTGGATAAACGTATAAAAACTGATGACATGTTGGTGGGAGATAAGAATGCGGTACTAATTGCAACACGCATTACAGGCTTTGGCCCAATTTATGAATCTACAGTTACGTGTCCCAGTTGCTTTGCGTCTGCTGCACACCGTATCGATCTAGATGAAATTGAAACCAAAGAGCCCTCCCTCCCTCCCCAGGTGACTCTCCGCGAAGATGGTTATTATGATATTTTTATTGAAAAATACAAATTAACAGTTACAGTGCGGCTCTTAAAGGGCGGCGACGAGAAGCGGGTAACGCAGCAGCGTGACAAACGCAAGAAAATGAAGCGCCCCGAGGCTAATGTTACCGATCAACTCGGCGCCATTATCGTTGAGGTTGATGGTCATGACGACCACGAGACCCTTAAGCACTTCATCAGTGTCGTCCCGGCCACCATCTCACGACAGATTCGTACTGTTTATGATGGAATCGTTCCCAACCTAGATTTAACGGTTGAGTATGAGTGCGAAACCTGCAGCTACGAAGGAAGAGTAGGTCTGCCAATGACGGCAGAGTTTTTTTGGCCTGGGTCCTGAATATCAGCAAGGGGTGTATGAAGAACTCTTCGCCCTTAAACATCACGGCGGCTGGTCTTTCCTAGAGGCCTATAACCTACCCATTCAGTTGCGCCGCTGGTTCGTGGAGCGCCTCGTTAAAGAATTTGAGGCACAAAACAAGGCTATGGAAGACGCGAACGACACCTCTCGCACATAGTAGGTGCCCCTTTTTGTTTAAATAACTATTTACATCAGGAGTGTATCTCAATGGACAATTCTCAAGAGCCAATAATTATTGATTTAACCGACAACTCGCTCAATGAGTATGTTTATAGTCAATTTTCTAATAAAGTTAATATACTCCTACAGGGTCTTTATCAGGCCGGCATAGATATCCCCCTCTCAATACGGGGCACCCAAGATCAGGTGGATGCTTTTTTTAATTCTCTAAAAGGAGAGAAAAGATACATGGATAGCTATATGAAGAATGGTCTCAATAATTCAAAAACCATGATTGAGAAACGCTCTCTTGAAAAAGCCGTGAGTCGCTTTGAAACGGAAACTGGCTTACGCTGGCCGTTCAAAAACTAGGGAACTAAAGGCATCAAATGACCGACGCGTTAACACCAGATCAAGAGCTCGCCTTGGCGGAGCGTCGACGCATCAGTCATGAACTCAAACTCGAACGCCAAGAAGAAGAACTCAAATCTCTTAAAAGATTAGCCGAACAGCGCAAGAGAATGGTCAGGATGGTTAAAGAGGAAGAAGATGCGGAGACCGGTAAAAAAGCTTCTTTAGATAAGATCAATGCAGCGCGTACTGAGTGGCTTGAGGCACAGATCAAGATTCTTGATACCCTTGAAGAACAGGGCAAAGCGACACCGCAACAGATAAAGCAACAAGATCGTCTCAGAAAGATGGTCAAGAAACTAAAGGAAGAGACCGAGGAATACACCAAAGCTCAAGAAAAGCTTAAGCAAGAAATGGCTGAAGGTGAGCGCATCTCAAGGAATTATACCACAGCCCTTTTCGGCTTGAGTGGCGAATTCGATAGCCTTTATACGAAATACGTTCCGAAGACTACGGGCGAAATAATAGGGATGACCAAAAGCATTGTTTTGAGCATTGTGACGCTTAGCGCTTTTCGTAATGCCACCTTAAAAATTATTAACAGTTCGGTGAATTTGGCGTTCGCCCAAGACAAGGCTTCGTCTGCTTTTCAGCAGGCCACCGGAGCAGGAAATGAGTTTAACACTACGCTATACGACATTGAGCGCGCCGGGGCAGGTGCGGGCGTGACAATCGACGAAGCCGGGCAAGCTACACTATCCTTGTTCAATAATTATAGGGATTTTACAAACCTTAACGAGGCCGAAGCAAAAAGAATTGGCACAACCGTCGCTCTAATGAACGAGTTGGGGGTCTCCACGGAAACATCTAGCAAGATTATGGACCAAGCCACCAAATCGCTACGCATGACATCGGGGGAAGCCGAAGAGACCCTCAGAACCTTGGCATCAACCGCTAAACAAATTGGAAAACCAATGTCCGAGGTGGCAGAAGACTTTGCTTCCGTCGCCCCTAAGCTGGCGTTCTACGGCACACAGATGATGGGCGTGTTCCAAAAGCTTGAACAGCAATCTAAGTCAACTGGCATGTCTGTAGACGAACTGATGGGCCTCGTGGGGGACCCCTTTGATACTTTTGAGGGCGCCGGCCAAAAAGTCGGCCGTTTGAATGCTATTTTGGGTGGCCCCTATTTAAACTCTATTGATATGCTCAACGCTACTGAGGCAGAGCGTCTAGAACTTATGAAACAATCTATTG